TCTTTATTCTCCATATCAATGGAGCATTTGTAATCTGAGTTAGATGCATCACCAACACCAGAACCAGAGAATGAGTCAACAATAAAACCATTTTTAAAACGATCCAATCCTTGGTCGTCTGGAATAGTTAAACTTACAGTTTCTTGTTCTAACAATGATAGTGAAGTATAGTATTCTAATGTATCAATACGCTTTTCAAGAGAACCGATATCACGCATTGTGTAGCGTTTGTTATCGATTGAACTTACAGTCACGTTGGCAGTTGAAGTTCCAAATGTATATGGCTCAAGAGACATTTTATACAAAACCATCCCATTGACTGGATCTTCTGGCTCTGCTGGATTAACTGCTGAGACACCTTTAACTTGGAAGAAATTACCATTGAAGTCGATAGCAATCTTGTCTTTACGAGCAAGATAGTATGACATATCTGTTTCCACGTTTACACCACGTTTAGGTAGTTGTGTTGGTGAAGAACCAGCTGAACTAAAATCAGCACCAGTGTCATCAATACGTGGACGGAAATCCAATGAATCTCTTAATGCAACACCAGAGTAAATTGGAATATCCTCATAGCGAATACCAGAACCAGTATATGAATCTACTGAGAAGTAGTCACCAGTGCCGTGTTCAAAGTATTGAAATGAGATTTGTATTGGTGCTCTTGGAGCTGGATATCCTTGACGAAGGCTAATAGATGCCACGTCATAGTAATCATCACGTTGTCCGTCATCAAAATCATATTGATTACCAATGTCAATAGAATATGTTCCAGTTGGAGATGCCCATGTACCAGTATCCATCTTGACGCTGGTTACACGATATCCATCTGCTTTACCCAATTTAATAATTGGTGTAGTTCCAGTTGACTGAACAGTGATAGTCTTAGTTGTAGTAGTTAAAGTTTTTGCCTTTTCTTTGGCATCAATAGATGTTTTATGAACTGCTGCATGTACAATAAACTGAGTAGATGCATAAGTGTCAGGCATTGTGAAAATAACTTGACGAAGAGAAGGTGTTACCACATTAATTGATGTTGGAACAATTACAACACCACTAGCATTATTAATTAATAGGTAATTAGTATTTTCTGCTGCAGAACCGAATGTATCAGCTGAACCAACAGCGTTAATTGTAAGAGTACAATTTCCACCAGATGGAGTAGATGATGTTTGAATAAATCGCTGCATTACAGTATAAGAAGTGCCGATAGTAGTATCATCTACACTTCTTAACTTACGAACAGCATAGTATGGCAACTTGTAAATTAATGAAGAATTTTGTGGTTCAGATAATACAGTTGATAGACGATAAATTGCAGCAGCAGTTGCAGTCACATTGGCATTAACTGTTAAAGATAAATCAGTTGAAATAGCAGTAACACGACGAACAGTAGAAGAAGAACCGATATAAATGTAATCACCAACTTGTAGTTCTGTGGTAAATCTAGTACCAGCACCTGTAAGTGTAGTTGAAGATGACGCAGTCACAGAACCAGTTAATACTGTTTGAATCGGAGAGATGTCAGCAGTAAAGTTAGTGGTAGATGAACCAGCATTGTAGTAAATTTGTTTAACTTGACGATTAAAGTTTACACCACTATTCAATGATACGCTGGATAGTTGTAATTTGTATACGTCTGCAGCACGAGTAGCACCAAGACTATGAAGTTCGATACCACGAATACGAGCAGTTCCAATTTTAGAACCAGCAGCAGTACCAGCAGATGCAGTTAATTGACTGTAAAGATCAACTTGTTGGAAAATATCAAAGCGTGGAGCACTATTAATATTAGTGACCAAAATATAATTTCCAACAGTGGTTTGAATTTGAGTATTTGCAACACGAGTATAATCACGTGCTTTGTCGATAGTTAGATACTGAGTACCGATTTTCTCGATTTCATATCCTTGAACATATGCTTTTCCTGGCTCCATACCAAGTGCCAATTTTGTAGAATCGCCACCTTGTGTAGTAGGATTAAAAATACCACGATTGTAAAGCAAATCTGTTACTGCAGTATATCTCCATGTCACACCACCGACACCATCGGTTGCTGTACCAGAAGAATGAATAGGAGGTTGAGAACCAGAAGAACCATCAGTGGTTGCAGTATAATAATGAGTTGTTGCACCAATAGTGTAGTATGCAACATCACCGATTAGATAAGAAGTATTTTCTTTCCATGCACCACGATTATTATTTCTATGCTCACGAACATCCATGGTAAAGTTACGAACAACGTAATTACCAGACTCATCGTATGTGCGACGAGCAAGAGTTTGTTCTAAAACAGAATACTCAGTCGTACGGACTTTGTATTGAATGCTACCATTAACAACACGAAGTAATTCAATGAAGTCTTTATCTTCAGTTGTTTCAATTGTTCTTGTGGCTAATGTTAAAGTAGTTTGATAACGATGAGCACCTGGAGCTGCAAAGTTAGAAGTGCCCTGTGCATTATCTTGTAATGCTGATTGTTCTTCAGGTGTAATAATAGATTCAGTTATCTCCAAACCAACACGATACGATGGTGTATTATCATATTTGTCGAGTAAAATAGTCTGCGGAGTAACCAACATGAAGAAACCATTAACGTAGTAAATACCACGTTCGATGGAAGCACCTGAACCAACACCAGTTGCATCAGACAAAGCACTTGTAAATGCACGTGCAATCGGAGCATCTTCGGTAGTTAGAATTTCATTTGCAGCAAAAGTCTTAGTTACATTATCTGTACCAGACTGGATGTATTTAATGTAAATTGTTGGAGAGTCGGTTGTTGTTGAAGGTGCAGCATAAACAACTTTACCTTTAACACCAGTAGTATTACCAACTACGATATAACCGACAATCTCTTCAATATAAGTGTCAACAGAAACACCATTATAAGTTGGTTGAACTTTAACATAATTAAAAGTATCATCATATGAGATTTGTCCTGGAAGAACCATTGCACCTTGTTTAAAGATGTGGTCACCAAAGCGTGAAACCTGATTTTGCAGAATGGTCTGCAGTTGTGTTAATTCTCTCGCTTGTACTGGATATCCTGGACGAAATAATACACGAAGATATTTGTCATCTTCGGCATAATCGTCATAATATGGCGATACATTAAAATTAATGGTCATTATAGTTTCTCTATTAAACTTTACTTATTATTTATTTACATCTCTACGATGATTTTGATATCTTCAATCTGATCGCTTGCACGATTAATTGGGCGACGATTTTCAACGTAAAGAACATCACCGCTGTATGGTTGAACTTCTGGATTAGTTTTAGTTGCAACAGTTCCAGATGCAGAAGATGTTCCACCAGTAATGCTTTCACCTACTGAGAATACTGGACCAGTAGCATTTTCAGTGCGTAATTGGATGTAACGAATAGTTGTACCACTCACAGAAACGATACGAGCAACAGCACCAGAAGATCCACCAGTGATAATTTCATCTTGTTGGAATGTACCAGTACCACTAGAGAAAGTTAATTCTTTAGTTGCTTTTAAAGTAGTAGAAGTAGAAACAACTGTTGTTCCATAGTTATATGGATCACGGATTAACATAATACGACGATAGTCGTTATCAACTGGGAAGTCACCAGATCCGTCAGCGTATTCTAAACGCACATTCATCATAACATAGTAACCACCAAGTTCTTCAACTGGGTCTGATCCATGACCACCTTTTGGTGCGATGAAAGCAGTTGCAGTCGCAGAAGAACCGCTACCACCAGCAATAGCAACAGTAGCATAAGTGTAACCACTACCAGCATTGGTAATGTTAATCGCAGTAATTGTATTAGTACCTGCATCTCTAACTGCCACTGCAGTTGCGCCAGTACCATCACCATTGATAGTTACGTTTGGAGTTGAAAGATAACCTGTGCCACCACCAGTAACTAATACATTATTAATAGCACCATCACCAGATGCTGCTGCAGCAGCCTGAACTAGCCACTGATTGTAGTAAGAATCTGTAGATCCTGGGTTAGATGCCAAAGTCTTAACTGGAATAAAGTCTGTAGAAACAAACTTGATAACATCAGCTGGAGAAATTGTGTACATGTATTTCCAAACATATCCATCGGCAGTAGTGATAGGAGATGTTGAAGTACCAGTTGGTTTAGTTGTAGAAGCAACAACAGTATTTGCTGGACCACGATTATCTAAACATTTGTAGACGTTATATTCATCTGTAACGACGAAGAAATTAGCAGCATACAAATTTGCTGGGGTTGTACCACCACCAGAAGAAATATTTACACCAGTAGTTGTACCATTGTAATCATGACGATAGATGTCATAATACTGACCAGAAGTCCAATCACGACGTGGAATAGCGTGGGATACGTCTGAAGATTGAACACGCTTAACAGCGAGCATATCTTGCCAGTAGTAAAATTCATCACCGACTGTATCTACAGGTGTATCTGGAGAGTTATCGCTTGTCCAAGATTGTGGACGACCGATGCCAAGATAAATGTTAGTAGGTGCAGCCTCAGAGAAACCTTCTTTGAAAGATTGCGCATTGTGGATGCGGAATTTTGAAGTTATAATTGCAGCCATTTTGTTTTCCTTTTATAGATTAATACAAGGTAGTTCACTGACTACCATTAGAATTCTTTGTTATTTATGACTTGATTGATCAAGTTTTAATTATGTTAATATATGCTTCTTTGCTATAGTTTGTTCTTCTATTAGGATTATTTATAACATCCGAGATGATAACATTAGCAAAATCTTTGATTTGAGTATTTGCGTAAGTACTCCAGTAACCAGCATTGTTAGTTCCGTCATAGGTTTGATCCCATGCATCTCTATAGGCTCCAATGCTGTTTTTAGTTCCTGCTTCGTATAGAGGAATAGTAAACTTCCACTTTTCTAGCCAGCCTAAAGTTGGACCAAGTTGTGTCGATCCAGCCCATGGACTAGATCTTAATTGTAAATTGGCAAACGAACTAATATAAGTCGGTATTGCTTGACCAAATGTCTTGTGGTAGATAACCTTGTAAGACTCTCCGACTTCTGCACGAAGATCCAATAAATGAATTTCTGCAGGAGTAAGATTTGGGAATACCAGCGTAGGCAAGAACTCAGAAGTGCTGGCTTTAACATTCAGAATGCTGGCAATAAAGTCTGTAATTACCAAAGTTACCTGTTCTTTATCTAAAGCAGAATCATCCTCATATCCCATTCTTCTATAGTTACCAACTGCTCGCATTTTCATGTCCAAGAACATACGAATAGTTTTTAGTAATTCAGAAACTTGTAATGTTACATTAGTTGGAACCTCGACCAATGACTGAATTGTAACTTCACCAAACAAAGCCAAACCGATTGGATGTAGCAATTTCTTAACTGCATCACGATATTTGTCAATGGACTGACCAACTTTAATAACATATGAGTATTCTTGATAGAATAACGAGTCTTGAATTTTCTTGGATGACTCAGAAATTTTACCATCAGCATTCACAAATTTACCCAACGTGCGACTAACTGCACCAATAACACCTGTGGCTTCTGCATGATTACCAGAACCAGATATAATCTTAGCAGTGGCACCAGAACTATTTGTTATAGTCTGATATGTTTCAAATTGTCCAGAAGTTTCGTTTACAAATGTTCTTCCATCTTCTGATAACAAATATCCAGTATCTTCTTCAAGTCTAGTAACAATTCTATCTGAAGTTGGATATAAAGTGATTAAATTTCTAGTGGTATCATATAAATGAATTGTACCACTTGGGTTTTGTTGGCTTTCCAAAACAATTTTGTCGCCAGTCTCAAGTAGCAACTCACTATCAACATCTGTATCTAAAGACATCGTTTGTGGAAGAACTGAGATAGAATCCCCAACCATAAAAGATCCATTAATATCTTTTACAACGATATTATATGGGAACAATGCAATTGGAGCAGTTTCATATCTTGCTCCTGGATTTGTAATACCAACTCTGGTAACTCTACCAATACCATCACCAATTGCAATTAGTTTTGCTCCAGTTCCACCTGTGGCAGAAATGATAGGAAGTTTCTTATAATAATATCCACCAGTTAAAAGAGAAACTGCCTTAATACCACCAGTGGTAACATTTTCTAAATCAAATTGTCCTCTTGTTTCAGTGATTAGTTTGGATCCATCTTCCATAAGAATGGAATCAACATCGATATCTGTAATAATTGCTTTGGCAGTTATAAGAGAACTACCAACATCACCAGCATCAGCATTATTAAATGTTAGTTCTGTGCCAATGGTATATCCAGATCCTGGTGCATCAATAATAATATTATCGATAGATCCGTAACCAATGTTAGTTACTTCAATTTGTGCATCTGTTCCAGTACCAGAAAGCAAATCAATTGGATCGCCCACTCTGTAGTATGAACCATGATTATTAATAGTAAAACCAGAAATAACTGATAGAATGTCTAGGGTGATCGTACTTGCATTAGTATTATCCAATCCTATTACTGGATCGGACGTATTGAATGTTCCAACAATACTCTTTTCGTTTAATGTCAATTCTGCAATAGTGTCAGAACCAATTTGAAATTTAATAACTGATTCTATAGTGGCACGAGATGTGCCTTGATTAATAGTTTGACCAATAAGATTAAACGAATTTCCAGAAATTTCAATACAGCGAATAACAATAGCCTGATCCCATTTACCATCTGACACACGGAGCATGTCAACTTTAGGGAAATATAGTTCAGGTGTTTCGTTGAATAAAATTCTGAATAAGAATTCGTAAGATTTTATCGTACCTTTGGAACGATAAACTTCAGGTATTTGTTTTGCAAGATAGCGTTTATCTGATAATGCTGAAATAGGAACATGTAATAATACTTCATTCCTAAAGTACTGAATAAAACTATCAATAGTATCATCAATATCACGTGTGCTTTGTAGATCTCGTTTCTCAGTTTGTTCTAGAAACTCATAGTATGCTTCTAAGAATGCAATAAACTGAGTATTATCCTCACGAATAAATTCGGGGACTTGTCTAGATACGACTGATGATACTTTTGCTTTTACGAGTGCCATTATTAGCTACGACTTGAAGTGAAGATATAATTTGATCCGCCAGAGGTTTCACCTGAGGCAACTTTATCAACAATAGCATTTACAACGATTTGATTTTCTGCAATTAAAGCCAGCTGACTTCTAACAGAAACCACATCGTTAGACTGAGGTTTAATAGTAATGGTAATTTCATTATTTGTGGCTGACGTAATATTAATATCATTTAATGTTATACGACCAGTAGCATAATTAACTACACCCAAATTATTATTTGTATATCTCTTAGTGCCTGCACCAACAAAATAGTAAAGACGAATATTACCAACACCATCATCTTCAAAATAGAAAGTTTCACTTGATCCTTCAATAGTGAAAGCATCAGATGTTACAGCACCTTCTGGAACACCTTCTGTATAAATTGGATTATCAATAGTGATAACATAAGAAGTTCTAGTATTGAATGTCGGAATAAAAGATCTTTTTAAAACAATCGTGGTAATATTACTTAAAATAGATTGTTCAGAAGCGTCAATCAAACGAGAAAGTTTTGAGAATCTAAACATACCATCAAAACGATTAAGATCAGTTTGATTATAATTTACAATAGTATCACGAACCAATGTTTTAAGTTGCTCTTCAGATCTATTTGTTTGTTGAGGATTATAATATAAAGTTGTAGTTGGAACAATATAAAGATACTGAGCATCAACAACTTCTGGAATAATTGAGACCACATTCTTACCTTTAAGAATTGTAGTTTTAATTAGTTCTTTGGTAGCATTGGAAAGAGTTTCACCTGATAATGGTTTAATTGCAATAAATGCCTTACCATAAATTGGAGGATTGTTATCTTCACCACCCCAGACATTGATTGAGTCAATGTTTGAAAATAATTGTGGAAGAATAACTTTGTAATCTTCTGCAGTAACTGCACGATTTTGAGCAGAATAACTTCTTGGGGCATGGAAACGAATTGAGTCAATGTCTTCGATGTCTTGTCCACCTTGTGCTGCAATAACTGTGTTCACTGAAACAGTTCCACCACCGATACCTGTGCCATCAAAAGTAAAAACACGTGCACCATTTGCAGCGGTCTTGTCTGTCACAAAATAGTTAAACAATACAATATTACCAGTGGCAGGTTTATAACCTACGATACCATCACCGAAGTATACTTCAAATAATTGGTCATCAATTTCTTTTAAGAAGAAAGCACGAGTTGTTGGACCAACTTCAGTAATATTATTTGCATATATGTAAGATGTATATGCAGCAGAACCTGGATCTTCTTGAACACGAACAGTCAATGTAGAAATGTCGATATCTGCATTTGGAATAATATAACGAATCCCAGTGGCAACTGTGTAGTTATATGTTAATGGAGTTCCTTGAACTAATCCAACATTTTGGAAAATATAAGAACCAGAAATGTTTGGAATAACAGTGATTGCTTGAGTGTTATAAAAATTATATGTTACTGTATCAACAACAGATGAGAATGAACTGTTCGCAGGAAGAGTTAGAGAAGGAGGATTTCCTGTCGGTGCAGATACTGTAATATTTACAGTGGCGATTGGAGCACGAGCAGATCTTGGAACATAGCCAAGCATCTTTGCCAATGAAACTACACTGGATCTCTTACGAGCAGAGTCCAAGAACATTTCATTTACAGCAAGGTTTGTGTAAAGAGAATGATAGTGAGTATTGTATGCTAGGACATCCAATAACACAGACATACCTGAGCCTTCAAAATCATAATCTGAAAACTCATTTTGTCCCTGTAAAAATGTCTTTAGATTAGATTTGATCTGGTCAAAATCTAATTCAGAGACGCTTATTTTTTTATTTTCCATTTATCGAGTTCTCTCTAAGGTTAAATCTAGAGTTAGAGGTTGTTGTGTATTTACTATCTTAAAAGTAATAGTAACATACAATGAATTTTCATCTGGACTGCTAAGAACGCTAACATCCAGTAAGTCTACTCTTGGCTCAAAGTTATTGACCACGTCTACAATCGCTCTCTGTAGAGTGATGTTTAGCATCGGTGATGGTGGTTCAAACAGTAATGCGTTAATTGGCGAACCTATTTCACTATGGAATGGTCGCTCAAAATTTCTGGTTAGAATCAGATTTTTAAGGGAAGTTTTAACTGCATTTTCATCGTATCTACGTGAAATATCCTTAGTCACTGGGTGAGCAGTGAAATTCAAATCTAAATCTGAGAAAATTCTTGTATTTCGTGCCATATTCTTTATTTAGGTTATTCTATAAAAGTGTTGAAACCTTCGCCACCAACTAAGTCTCCATCCGCTATCTGATCTCCATATCTGGCTACTTGTTTACCCTCAAAGAAAGTTTTAGCAGATCCAGTTATAATTTCTCGTTCAGCACCTGTATGAGTGGTTCTACTAGAATATTTGGTATGTGGTTGATATTGGTCTCCCACGAGTGCTATTCTTTTTCCTTGAACAAAGGTTTTAACTGCTTGATTCTTGTAGGTTAAGGGAGTCGCTGGTCCATCTATACCCTGCGATAAGTCTCCCTCTTTGGCAAAACCACCCATTATGCAGTCCTAGTTGGTTGTGGAATTGTATCTAAAAGATAGAATCCTTGTGGAACACCAGCAGTATTTCTCTTGTAAGTTTTATCATTTAACATAGTAAATGCCATTTTTCTTCTAGCATCCATCTTATAACTTACATGCATCCAATGTGAAGAAGGGTAACGATACTCTAAAATAATCTGATCATATGGAAGAATCTTCTCTGCAGAGACCACAAAGTTATAGAGTTTATCGTATGTGCTATTCACTAAACCGATATCAACAGCCTGTCCTTTGCAATGGTCTGACGTGGCAGATTCTTGAGGGACAACACCTTTTAAACGATAACCAGAGTTAATCTTCCATGTCTTTTTGTAACCACCAATACCTCCTGGAAGGATTTCAAGTAGTGGCTCAAGAATATTCTGAGCAACCATGGCAAGATTACATACAACTTCTTGAACTGTATATTGTCGCAGTTGCCCCTTGGCAGTATCCTGAAGCATCTGGTCAACGAGTTTATGTTTACCATTCACACCACCATCAATCAACATACCCAATGTAAAGTTAGTGGATAGTCTATAGTCATTGGTGAAGTTAGTCGTATTGTAAATCACTTTACAATCAACAGGTGCAGCAGCTGCAGCTCCACCACTTGGTGCAGCAGATTCTTCGGCAACTGGAACTACTGGAACAGCAACACCATTCTCACGTGACTCTTTATTTGAGATCGCACGACCTTCTGGTGTATCCCAATCATCTGGAGTTTCAGCAGTAGTTCTTTCTTCAAACGCACGCTCTGGTGGAATAAAGTAAGGAACAATAGGATTGAGTGGTTTACCAGCAACAGGTGGAGTAAGTGCAACTGCAGGAAGTGCCTCAACTGCATTAGTAGAAGAACCACTTGCACCATTACCAAACTGTCCTTGAGTATAATCTGCAGATAAAGTTCCAGCAGCAAGTATATTCATACTTCCGCTAGATTCAATATTCACTGTATTACCAAGAACATCTAAACCACCAGCAGATTGCATGGAAAGGTTTCCACCAACATCAGCAGTGTAATCTGCACCTGCTTTTAGAGACAAGTCAGACGCTGCATCAACTTTATAAACTGCATCTGATTTTTCGTAGATATTTGCTGCTTCAATACTGTAATCACCAGCAACTTTAACTTTAAAGTCACCACCGATAGCCATAGTTGTATCATTGGCAACACCAATGTCTAAATTGTTACCAACTTTAATAGTAGCGTTTTGTTCGACTTGAATATTTGCATCTGTCCGTGCATAGATGTTTGTATTACCATCAACAGTAATATTACATTCACCAGCAACATGGATACATCCATTACGTTCCATGATAGTAAAGTGATCACCAACAATATAATTTACTTGTGTTCCATTTGCATCAATTTCGCTGAATGTTCCAGAACGATGGTATGTATGAATACGCTCTTGTCCTGGAGTATCATCAAATTCTTGGATATGCCCAGATTCAGTTTCGTATACTTTGTTGTATGGATATTTTGCGCCATATGGTGGCTCTGGTTGATCCCATGAACCATTATCAATGGCTTTAGGAACATCTAATCTTCGAACAGCATCTTTTTTCTTAACAACTGTC